ACAGTAGTAGTATTACTCCGACTAGCCGCATTTCTTTCTTGCTCCTGTAATATCATATCAAGCTTAGCATTAAGCCTAATCAAATCATTATCTAACATTCTAACTCTATCAATTAATGCAATTAAAGTCATATGACTATCACCAATAACAGGGTCTACTTTTGTTGACACCCATGTCCATATAAAATATATGAAGTAACCCATAGCGCCTGCAGCAATAATAGGGAAACCATAATCGTTAATTAATTGCCCTATAGAATCCATTAGTCTCTCCTAGCATCTGTTTTACCATCAGCTCGAGCTATTCGATCAACATCTGGTCGTATATTAAAAGCTTGACACATTTTTATGTCTATTCGTATTAATTCACTATTCATTGTTTTCACTCTATTATCAAGAGCTTGAGCAAACATTCTTTGTTGTTTAATGTCATCTAATACACCGTCTAATATAAAATTTAGTGTTAAGTAAACAAAATATCCAGCTGCACCAGCGCCTACAATTGGGAACCCAACCTCAGTGATTAAATCTAAATATGCTTCCATGCATTAAGTGTGATGTATTGCTTTTACTACTGTAGGTATTACTAGCGTAATCCAGAATACTAATACAATTAAACCTGCTACTAAGTTATTTCTAAGTCTATCAGACATTATCCAGTAGGCTCTGCATTAGTTATTTGCGTATTAATATTACCTGTACCAGTAGCATTTATCGCAACAACTCCTGTAGAAGCTACACCTGCTGTACTAATATTGATAGCCCAAGCATCTAGTAATGTCTTAAGATACTTCTGGTCAGCATTCCACTTAAAGCCTTTAGCTTGCTCACCATATAAAGTAACTTGTTTACCCATAGTACTATTAGCATTAGGAGTAGTATTACCAGTAACAAGAGTTTGTCCGTATTCAGTAGTTGTTTTTTGAAGTAGTAAAGCTTTTTCTTGATCAGTTTTTAATCCTTGCTTAGTTTGCAATATAACTGCAGCATTAGTACTCTCTTGTCCTAATGTATAAGCTACTGATTGTTGTAATGCTGATTGCATTGCACCCAAGTAAACAGTTGCAAAGTCTGAACCAGTTATTCTACCTAACTGATACTGAGCTTCTAAGTGAGTAGTAACAGCTTCCATCAAGTCATCAAAGACTCCAGTACCTGTAACTACGTTATTAGTAACTGTTAATGCGCTACCTTGTGTTAAATTTGCTTGGGTTAATGCCATAGTATTATCCTATTGATCCAGTTGCTTTTTGTTTTACTTGTAATGTACTCAACTCATCTTTAGATAATTGAGGCAATATTTCAATATTAAAAGCTTTAATATTTGTAGGCTCCATAAAGTCTTGACCATTACGCGTAACTTTTTTAAATATTTGTGTTTCTGCAGCTTTAAGGTGGTCAAGAAGCATATTAGGAATATGCCAACCTTCTTCATTATTGTAAGGAATATACTTTTTAATGGGTCTACCACCATTAATTGATCTATTACCTACTGTGAATATCTCACCTTGAGATTCTCTTTTAAGGGGATCATTAGACCGTACAATCACTCTAACAAGCTTTTGTGCTTCTTCTTCTCTTAAACCTTCCAGTTCAACACCATTAAATTTAAAGTCTTCTAAATCACTTATATCTAGAAGTACACCACTTGAAGCGGAATCTTTAGCTATTACAGGTGCAGCTTCTATTACATCACCATTTTTAACGGCATTTAAAGCTTTTTCTAATTTTTCTCTTTTACTATTAAAGTGCATAGTTACACCGTGAGTACTTAATTCGTCACTAATCTGTTTGGATGTCATTTCTTCAATTTTCATAATATCTCCTTAAAAAACCTCCCCCACATACTATGTATGTGAGGAAGATATAGAAAGCTAAAAATTAAGCTTTCTTAGTCCAAAGAATACCTAGACGTTCAGGGCGTAGAGCCATGAAGCCATAGTACCATTTGATTGAGTAGAAACCCTTTTCACCGTAAGGGTCGTTTACGTCCGCAGTCTCTTTACCCGGCTTCTTATGTGTAGTAGTGAACTTAAGGCTCTTACCATCAGTTTGGAAACCAATAGTAGTAAATGAACCATCACCAACACAAAGCATAGGGAAGATATCAGCTGCTGCTGCACCACCTTTTACTGAGTAAAGCATCTCAGGTACTACAATAAAACGAAACTGGTCTACTGAACCAATCTCACCATTCATAATTGTAGTAGCGTCAGCGTATTTTTCTACACCAACAAAACCTGAACCTACCGCAGAACCAGTATCAATTCCTTTCATCTTACGAACTAAAGGAATCAAGTCTGGGCCAATGTACATAACACGTCCACCATTTACAGTTTTAGTATCAGTCATACGAGAACCAGAAATTATCTTAGTTGTTCTTGGAGTCTTATTGTTGTCCAAGGCAATAGATAAAGTCATTAGGTCATCATAATCAACAACAGCAGCTACAGTAGCTTTAGTTGTGACAACACCGGGATATTGAACAGTACCACTAGTTGTAGCAGTATTAATCAAATCCTTCTGTAGTTGCGCTTCAGTTAACTCTGTAGCACCTACTAGCATTTCTTCAGTGATGTGTGACATCAACTCTGAGTCTGAATCAAAGTCTAAAGACTCTTGAGTGTACTCAGTGAAGAAACCTTGCTTGATAAGTGAACCAGTTATCTGTGTACGTGTAAAACCGACACGGTTAACTCTTCCACCATTCTCAGTTAACGCTGGTAGACGATCAATGATAACACCAATATCTTTTGATGAACCATAAATGTTACCACCAAGCTCAAGTGAAATATCAGCAGTAGCATGTGCTAAAGCTTGTACTTCAGTACCAAAGTAACCTGCTGCTGTTGCTGTAGCAGCAACCCAACCTGTACCACCAGTTACTTCAACACCTTGACCAGTGTAACCTTTCCACTTACCTTGAGTAAGAATCAGTCCTGCTGCATCAAGACCTTGGTCTGATACGTTAAGACTATCTAGTAGTGGTTGATACACATCTTGCTTAATTGTCTTACCGTGATGCTTAGGCATTGACCTAACATCAGCTAGCGGCATAAAGTACTGAATGTCACGTACTTTGATGAGCGCTTTCTTAAAGTAAAAATCAGTACGCGCCTGCGCACCGATATTACTGGCACCATTGGCACCGGTTCCATATTCTAAAGCCATTTTAAGCTCCTATAAACATTTAAAAGAGAAAGACTAGACATCAGCTAACTTCATAAATTCTTCATCGGTCATACCTAAGTATTCTGATGGATTAGAAGCAACTTTACCTGAAGTCTTCCTTGTCCCAGCTGCAGCTTTACGCTTTTGTTGTATAACAGCAGGGTCCTTTGCTTTAGTCTTCGGTACAGATGCAGGAGGAATAGTAACAGATTCCTGTGTATTATTAAGCGCTCCTTGTGATTGTAAGTGTTCTGCCACTTGTCTATATGCAACAACATCAGGTACTTGTAGTCTTCCTAATGCTCTTTCAGTATCAACAACTGATTGAACTTTATCAAATACCCCGTTAAACACGTGGTCATTAATAATCGAGATAATCTCAGGGTTATCAGATATTAAGTTTTTGCTTTCGTTATCCCACTCTTTTGCTAAGATGTTTATAGTCTTATCAAAAGATGGAGTTTCTTTAATATCATCAATTGCTTGATTTATCTTGAACTCTTTATCACTTACGCCATAATTAGTAGGCTTGTATGTTACTTCCTCATCAGTATCTATATCTAACGGATCAATACCACTCTCTTTTAAAAGCTTAGCAATTGCTTGAGGATTCTTTTTAGAGATATCGATTAGGTTGTTAAGTTTATCTTGGTCTAACAAACCTTCTTTCTCTAACATACTCACCATCTTCAGATTTGGACTTAAAGTCTTCATCTTACTATGATAGTCAGCACCTTTTTGCATTAGGGATATAGCATCGTCAATGTTATCAACTTGCATCATCCTCTTACTAGCTTTAAACGGTGACATTATCCGTTTATATGCTTCTTCAAAATCTATTTCAGCTTTTTCTTGAGTATCCTCTTTCTTAGCTGTTTCGGTATCATCAGTCACATCTGTATCGTCAGACTCTGTGTCTTTAGCATCTTCTAATGTTTCGGCTTCTGGTTGAGTATCCCCTTCCAGGTCAGCTACTTCATCTTCTAATATCTCTTCTTCAGATTCTTCATCGTTACTTTCAGATTCTTCGGTCTCATCATAAGGGTCAACCTTATCACCAGTTTCCTCCGAATCTTCACTTGTTACTTCTTCAGAAGTTTGCTCTTCTTCGGGAGTATCAATAGGGGTAGTCTCTTCTTGAGAAGCTTGTTGTTCTATTAGCGCTTCTTCAAGTTGACTTAAATCTTGGTTTAGGAATTCTTCATCAGACATTCCTAGAGGGCTATTTACTTCTGCCATTAGCTTAAGTCCTCCTGCAGTATTTCAGTTCTAGCATTTTCATCTTCCTTAAGTGCTTGTTCTGCTTGCATACCGCGAGTAAGTACACTGTCAAAAAAGTTACTTAACGCACCAATACCATAAATCATATTGTCAATTAAGTTTTTTTGTTCAGGGGTTAAAGAACTAGCTTTAGCCATAACTAACCTGGCTGCTTCTT